TCTTCCACCCTCTCTTCTGGGTAACCAGAAGTCTTCAAGCATGGACATGTATTTTTTGTCATCTCTAACTTCTCCTGTTCCTGAATCATATACTAATTTGTTTCTGTAACGAGACATTACATCTCTAAGGTATTGCTCTGCTTTAATCTTAGGAAGATTACCTACATCAATATAGAATATTCTTCTTTCTGGAGCACGAGACATACGGTAAATAACAAGACTGTCTTCAATCATTCTTAGTTGATTGAGTGACTTAATTGCTTTCTGGAGATATGATAAACCTGTACCTTTATTCCTATCAACAAGACCAGAAGTACAATATGTAATAGAATCTTTTGCAAGTTTAACCCCTGACATAGCAGTACCTGCACCACCCATTGCCATGTTAGTTGGATAGCGTGGTTCGGGGGTATAAATGAAGTACTCTTCTATCTTAGGGAAGTATACCTTCTCAGACTCATGGACATTTGATGTATTAAAAACACCACCATCTGTTCCATCTCTCTTCTTCTGTTCCTTACGGACATAACGCATTTTCATTGCGTCAATATATCTCAGTTCCTGTATACCATCCTGAGGTTTTTTGACATCAATTACTTTGTTATAATAAATTCGGCCATCAACATACCAATTCCTAAAAATCTCATGAGCTTTAGAATCAAAATCCAATAGATCTTTAATATGTTTAAACTCTTCTCTAATTCTGTCCTTAATACCATCAGAGGCATTAAGATTGTTTAAATCTATTTCTACAGGTGAATCATTAGTGTCTGAAACAATTGCTTCATTAACAATATCTTCTACTGCATTATCCACCTCAGGGTGGAGTGCCATCTCTCTATATTTCCGAATGGCTTGATGCTCATTTTTATAGATCCCTTCGAGATCAATTACCTGACTACTAAAACCAGACTGTATATAATAATCAACCCCATCCTCACCTGTTTGTGGAATGGGGGATACTACACCCTTAGGTAAATCGTCTTTATCTTCAATTGAAAATCCAAAAAGCCGTGCCATTATTATAGAAGAATACCTTGATACCCTTCTATTTAGTTAGCTAACATCACCGCCATTTCCAGCAGCTTCCCACCACTGAACTTGTAAAGTAACCGTAAACTCTTCAACAGCATCAGATGAATCGTAAGAAAGATCTATCTGTGATACATTAGTTGGGAATATACTATAGAACTTATAAGTTCTAAGCACAGGCATATTTTGTTCTGAAGATTGTGATGCAGAATCAACACCAGATCTTCCGAGCTGGTATACATACGCATCTTTAGTATAATCTTCTGGATTTATATTACCAGCGTTATCAGATACTTTAGACATGGAGTTCATCCATCTCTCAAAGGAACCTCTGATAGCAAAGTCAGTATCGTTGATTACAGTGATTGTCCATTCGTCGAATGTCCTGTCTCCTGCAATTTTAAGCTGGCGACCTCTGAAAGGTACGCTGATTGGAGCGATGTTAGATGCAGGAAGTGCAGCAGCCTTGACAAGGAATCTTGTCTTAGGATCTATGTCACTTACTGACGCATCTACTGTACCATCTGGAAATGCAAGAACCACCTCAAACAGATTAGGTCTTGCAATACCACCCGTCAACCTCGACTTAAACTTGTCGATAGTCCTTTCCGAGGTCTTCGGTGGGTTTGCGGAATTAATTGCCATTAGTCTTTTACCTAAAGTGTGTTAATGAATTAGACCTTACCAATAACCTCGTCGAAGGAAACACCTGTGCGTGTAGCAACAAAGGTTAGTCCGATGAAGTTAATAGATCTTGCTGGTTTGATGTAAATGTCAGCAACAAACTCATTGCTGTCAATGATAGCAGGGGTGTTGTTGGTCTCATCGCATATAACGACGAAATCTTGAATACCACGCTTAGACTGTACATCACGAAGGAATGGTTCAACGATATTGATAAAGTTGATCCTTGTAATCTCATCGTTGAATTCAAATAGGATGTCTTTGGCAGCAGCAGCGATTGCCTTCTCAAGGAAGATAAACAATCTACGAACATTGATTCTGTCAAAGGCAGAAGACCTACCTAATGCAGTCTTGTCACCGAAGAGAATAATACCTGCTCCAGGTGAAGTAACGATTGGGTTAATTCTATTGGAGTATAACTTGTCTCTATGGACTTGGTTTGGTGTGTATGCTAGTTTAACAGCATTCAGGATAGCACCTCTTGCAGTTCCGCCTGGTGAGAACCAAGGGAAGTTATTGATGTCATTTCTAGCACATGTGCCAGCAATGTCACCATTCATAGGAACATATCTGAACTGTTGATTAAACCTGTCATACATGTACTTATAACCACTATCTAATATGGCATAAGAACTTGATGTAATAGGTGAATAGTAATTGATAATGTTATCAGTTACTGTATCAGCTTTTAATGTTAACATTTCAGAATCACCAGATCCAGTCTTAGTTAAGAACTGTTCTCTTGCTGGTGATATGAATGCAATAGCATCCTTTCTGAATTCAGCAATCTCAATCAGTTTATTTGAAAGTGCTTGTACTTCATAACTTGTTCTTGCAGCAGAACCTAATAGTAGGAAGTCGCAATCAGTTTCTTCTGGGTTACGGAATAGATCGTATGCTTCTTGAATAGCACCGATATCTAGATCTAATGCCCCTAACTCATCGATAGAAGTCTTACCGTTATAATCCTTACCATTAGCAAGTGATACGACATAGTTACCAATAGAACTAAAGGTAATGTTCTCAGTATCTTGATCCCATCCACCATCTCCAAAGGTGTCCCAACCATCACCAGAGAAACCAGTGGTTACTATACCTGCAGGAGCACCGCCACCAAAGAGAGTAGCAGAACCTGTTTCAAGTACCTTTCTCCAGTAAGCAGATGAACCAGCAGAATATTGTGAATCCTTTGCTTTAGATAAGTTACTGAATTTTTCTAATACAGAACCTGCATTACCAGTAATCTTACCAGTGTCATCATAAACAACTACATGGAATTCATCAAACCTTGCATTTCTTTCAACTGCATAGGATGATGTTCCTGGTCTGTCAACAATTGAGTTCCACTTAATCTGAGGACCAGGTTTGTCTGGGTTAGTACCTAGAGTAATAGATTGAGCATCGAACCAATCACTAGAATTGGTATAAGTAACAATTCCAGAATATGTACCAGCAGCAAGTCCTCTCCAACTACCATAGGTTCTTGACTCACCAGTGTGAATACCAAGTGCTTGGTTTACACCAGCAGGATCAACAAACTTGTAGTTTCCTCCTTGCTGATAATCAACTGGAGTTTCTGTTCCAGCAGCAGATACATGAGAGATTAACTTAACAGTAATCTGTGAATTACCAACTTGAGTTATTTGTCCTTTAAATATACCATCCAACAATTCAGTTGTACCAGCACCAACTCCTTGTCTAGGAACAACAGTACCAGCAGGTACTCCTTGAGTTATGCCGTATCCAACCTTAAGGTTAATAGGATCTATTGGAACAGTAGTTGAACCATATCCTAATACATTAGTAGTTTGGATTCCTGTAAATATTTGATCTCCTAGAGAATCTAATACTGCAACCTTAATACCATTTGACCAAGTACCTGGGTTTTTAGCAGCAAAAGTAACACCAGCAATAGTGTTTTCTCCGTAAGATAAGTTAGTATAGTCGTCAGTACTTTTTATTTTGACGCTATTTGCAGTCCCTACGAAACCATTTTTAAGTTCTTCGTCATCTGCTCTAACAATACTCATCACACCACCATAGGCGAGATAAGATGAAGCAGTTAACCAATACTCGTAATGATTATCTTTAGGGTAAGGTTGTCCATAGGTGTCCAGAAGGTCTGCCTCTGTCTCTATGAGTTGAGGGCTCTCTACTGGTCCTTTCGCAAATGGAGCAGCTAAGCAACCAGTTTTTGTTGATGTTGCATCAACTCTACCGTTGGTTAGGTCAACTTCCCTTACTACAATACCAGGAGATGCTAGATTGAGTGGCATCTTTTCGTTCCTCTATAGAATCCAATTTGTCTATGATTATTTATTATTTACTGCTCTTCAAACGGGGAAACAGCACATGAACTACCAGTCTGGATAACACCAACTTCCATTATCCTTTTTTCTACCTGCTTTAATTCTCTTTATAGTACACATCCTACACTCATAAGAATATGAAGATGGGAGGTGTGTACTATTCTTATGTGTTATATAAAATTCTCCAATTAAATTTTTGACACTACCACAGACTCTACATCGTCTTTCACTCAGTAGTAATTCTCCGTGATCAAATTGTTGGTCTAAGTCGAATTCCATTTCTTTAAGATCCAACTACTAGAATTTTGTTTATGTGAACCACCAACCCCGAATGCAAACTGTACCCTAGGGTCTTTATCAAACTCATCAATCTCAGGTATATTGTCCTGTGTTCTATCTCCACCATTAGCAAATAATACATCATCAAATAATACCAATGCTTTCTTGATGAGATCTATAGAACTATTATTATCATCATTAAATGCTACAGCACTATCAACCATTCTCAATTCTCGAATTACTGACATCCTTTCTTTTATAGGCATAAATGGTTTACCCTTCTTTCTAGTTAGCCATTCATCAGAGTTCAATCCCACTATAAGGATATCTCCTAACTTCTTTGCTTCTTTGAAGTGTTCAATGTGTCCACTGTGGATAGGGTCAAATCCACCACTAACAATAACAACTCTCATAATACTCCAAGGTATGCCTTAACTGGATTTATATAGACACCATCTTTCCAATTATTAAAACTTTCTTCTTGCCAAAATCCATATTCAGTTAGTGACCCATCAACAATAGATTTGAATTTATTATCAGGATTGAATGGAAGACTCTTAGCATATTTCCAAAAAGGTGTGTCATACTTTGAACCAAACTGATAATGCCACAGTATGAATGTTTCAAGTTCTTTAACGATTCTCCTCATTATATTATTCGCTGATACTTTATCTTCATTGAATGCTTGTTCACATAAATGTGTACAGAGATTAATAGATGTTGACTCCATTGGTTCTAAAAACCCATACATATTTCCTTGCAGTATTGTTCTTTCACCAACAAACATATTTTTAGCAACATAATTTTCAAAGGACACTGGTAGACTATCCTGATATATTCCAAACCTATTCATAAAATCTTCTCTTGCTACTTGTGTTGCTGTTATTGTATCATTATACAAATAACCATAGGAGACACTATCTACATTAGGAATGATAAATGTCCACCCATTAGGTGTAGCAACAGTTCTTGTATATGTCAGATTTGGATCTCTTCCTTCTTTATGTGCTAAGAGAACTGAATTTAATGGATTGATCAATGCATCATAATTACTACTATCCCTATTATGTCTACCCCTACAATCAAATATCATATCAGAATCTATTTCTTCTTCTGGATTATCAATAGTCTTTTCTATAATATTAAACAATCCAGATTCTAATACTGTTTTAGATAATTTTTGAGGAACAAAATGTGCTGCTACTTCATGTAGAGCAAATGGGTGAAAAATTTTATCCTGCTTCTTACCCCATCCCTCATATAATATACCAGTCTTAATAGTTGCTTCAAGAGGATTATCATACCAATTACATCCCAATGATTCATGTATCAATTCTAAAATTGGGTTAACAGTTCCTTGCCCAACCTTTTCTATTGGGTGATCATTAGGACTGTGGTATATTACTATCTCCTTATCTTCTAATATTTCATTATGAATATAAAGTGCAGTTATACTACCAGCATTACCTGCACCCACAATAGCAATTCGCTTCACTTATACTCCCACATGAATGACCTATCCCCATACTCATCAACCTTTGCCCATCTGTCACCTTCTTCATCTACAAATTCAGCTTCATCGTCTACACCATCAAGTATAAAACCAAATGGAGCCATATCTTGTTCGATCTGATTCTTCTGTTCCTCATAGATACGCTTCCGCACATCTGTGTCAGTCATTTCCTTAAAATAGTCTTGTGCTACTAACCACGCAAATATAACAAGACACATTGCAAGGTCATCATGGCAACCATCTTCTGCCTCCCATGATTGTTTCTTCTGCACAAAGGTTGTTAGTTCTGCGATAATATCATAATCATGTGTTTCTATTTTATCATCTTCCATTAAAGTTTTCAAGTTAGAACAACCCAACTTCTTAACTGCTGCTGTCATCCTAACACCCATCTGTGTTCTGCTACCAGAGAATCCTGATCCTACTTGCTGACCATTCCTACCTCTCATAGCACACATAAGAAGGTTCTCATATTCCAAATCATAATTCATAATACTTGCTACCTGCTCTCCTATGTCATTGATCTCTATCAAAACATATGCTTGGTTGTAAGCATTTGCTACATCCATTATAATATTTGGGAATAGCATAGGTTTAATTTCATTATTCTTATACCTTGCAACAGTCCTATGTGGAAATGTCGTAATATCAAATACAATAAAACATGAGTAGTCACCATCAATACCTCTAGCAGTATCGACAGTTATGATATAATCATGGTCTTTTATTGGGTTTTCATATATGAGAAGACCTTTACCATTAGTTTGTATTGGATCTTCAAAAACAAGATTCCTAAGTTTAACTACACTAATGAGAGTGTCAACAGATCCTAAGAACTCACATTCAAACTCAACCTTAAACTGTTGTTCAGATGTGTTCTTAATAGTCTGTTCTTTCCACTTAGCATCCCTACCAGGTACTTCCGACCAGTGGACTTCAGTAGCAGTGTATTCATTTTTACCTCTTTGTGCATCATGCCAATACCTATAGAAATGGTTCATACCACAGGGGGTAGATACCATTATAACTTTTGTGGACTTACCAGAAGTAATAGTAGGATAAACAGAGCTAAAGAACGCCTCGGCAATATGATTAGGTACAAAGGCAAACTCATCAAGAAAGATAATATTAAAAGACATACCTCGAACTGCTGAAGCAGATGTGCTTGCAGCGAGTATTTTAGATCCATTCTCCAACTCCATTGATCCTTTATTCCAGGATAATATACCCTGTTGCATCCACTTAGGCAAGTTTTCATAAGCAGTCTGCAATCTACCAAGTAGTTCTCTGGCAGTTGCTGCTTTGTTTGCTAGGATACCTACATTAACACTATCATTAAATACGATATAATGCAATAGGTATGATACAGCAGTTGTTGACTTACCAGTCTGCCTAGGCATTTTACATATATTAAATCTAGACTTATGAAAATTATTAATTAATTTTTCTTGGAAGTCATACATCTTAAATGGTACAAGACCTTCATCCAAAGATACAATTTTAATGTAATTCTTTGCAAAATATATTGGGTCTTGTTTACATTTAATAAACTCCTGAATCTGATCTGTAGAAAACTCAACTGGTGTGTTGGCTTTCTTCAGATTAGGATTACCAAGATAGATGTCTTGATTGGACATTACTACTTCTTACACTTACACTTATACTTAGCAAATGCTGCACCTAGAACTATTACTATAGCTGCTATGCCAATACCTGCACCCCAACCAATACCTTGTGGTTCTGGTTTAATAAGTTCCTGAATAGCAGGTACTTCTTCTAACATTTTTGTTGCTTCCTTTGGTATAGGAAGTTCTTTAAGTAGTTTTGTAGGCATATTGAAATCCTTAAGTGATCTATTTATAGTTTCTTCGATAGGTGTTCTATTTTGTTCAGATTCATGCTCTCTTATCTTTTGGATCCATTCGCCTGAAATATTTGCTATCATTTTGGAACTATATGTAAACCTACTGTAACACAATATCTTCCTTCTCTATCACCATTACCATCATAATTTACTGATGATACTGAATGTCTTGCCCATCCAGGAAAAATAACACAAGTGTTGTTTTTATATTCAACAACTTCGTTTGTATTGTTAAAAGTTAAGTCACCACCAGTAAACTTTTGTGGTTCTTTATTAAACCAGAATAATGCAGTTGCAAAGGTAGCATCCTCATGAGGCTTGTAATGATCACCATTCTCATAATAAGATACTAAAAACCATATCTCATTAGTACCTGCTGCAGTAAGATTTGTGATATGAAGTTTAGAATATTGCATTCCAAAATCAGATAACCTATCTTTAATTAATCTAATAATAGATGAAGCATCTTCTCTAGAATATACATTGCGAAGAAATACACCATTATTTTTCTTTATTCGATCCCCATTATCATTCCTTGCTGAACCACTATTCTCTGGTGGTTGCATTAAATAAGAATTATTTAAAAACTGCAACTCATCAAAAATAAGACTCAACTCCGTATCAGAGAATACATTTCGTTTTAAAAAATACGGTATTTTATCCATTACAAGTACGCTTTAGATATATTAGTAGCGAATCCTATAACAGTAGTACCTGCTGCCAATACTGCTGCTGCACCTATCACCCACTTTTCAACGACCTTTAATCTTTCACGAAGTTCATCTTGTTTTTCTTCAAGACGCTCTATCTTTAATTGCATTACAGTTATTCTTGTTTCCTGTGAAGCATCTAACCCTAAATCAGTCATTTGGATTCCACTCATCATATTTGAATATCCAGTATATACTAACAC